TTTAGACACCTGCTCGTCGGTGTAGTTAACAGTCTTTGCCATGATAAAACCTCACTAAGTTTGCAAAGATAAAGCCATGTCAGAGGCTGGCTGTTCCCTCATTCTTTAAACAGTATATCGAAATCAGAACCACTTGGCAAGTAAAAAGTCACATCAATCGGCCTTGCTCTGGATAGGCTGATCTCTCTCAATCAACAGTTAGATTTTAGAAAAATTTTAACAAGAGAGCAAGAAAAAAATCGACACTTGCGCTTAATTTTCTACTTGACAACGAGGCGCCGCGAATTTGAATAGTCGATCTACTACTAGCGGCGGTGCCAAACCAAGACTCACATTTGAATTCACTTTTTTTCGTTTTTGCGTCTACTTTTTACTTGACATCGTCGAATTACTACTGGTGCCACATGGGTGGCACAGTTAAGATGTTAAATGAAGAATGGTCGCTAACTTTTATTTGCGAATAATTATCACCTGTAACTGTTTGTATTCATTGATTTTCTTGGACGAACATCACCACGCAAAGCATTGTTTTAATGGACAAATGCGCCCGGGGTTGAGCAAGTGATTGATTTCATTGACAGAATCGTGTGCCCGGGCGCCTGTAAGTGTTTGTTTTTTAAGAGGAATCAACCATCATAGTAGATATCCCCTTTGCCAGCTGGCAAAACCTTCATTTCCTCAGCAAACCTTAACGCTTGGTCCTCTGACTTTTCATAAGGACAAGCCTTAATATTGCAAGGCATCGCCGCAACATGTGGACGATTCTTGCTTTCTGTGTAAAGGTTAATCCCACAGAGTGAGCATTTCCCTGATATTGTTCCAAAGTGTCTTTTAGCCATTTAGACCCCCATTCGTTTCATCATTGCAAGAAACTCAAGTTGTAGTTTCTCATTTTCCTGTTCAGCGTCTTCAACCTTGAAGTCTCGCCAAACCATGCCTTTCATGTCATTGATTGGTAAGCGTTTTTTACGCTTGAGAACCTTGTCAAAGATTTCTCCCTCAATAACAGCATCAGCCTCGCCAGTGTGATCCTCGACAAACTCAGGCTCTTGAAATTCAAAGCGATAAACATTCTCAGCAGTGGTAGACAGATATTTTCCAGAAGCTGAAAAAGGTGCAAGCTCTCTGTAGGCTTTGGGTGCAGTATTAGCCCAAGCACGCCAAATATCCAGCCAGTCAAAATAACGATCAAAAAAGAAATTGCCATCTTGACGAAGTGAAGTTTTGTTGAGCGCACGCCTGTCGAAGCTGGCATTGTAAGCGCAGAGAATAACGCGACCAGCTAAAGAGTTGACCAGATCATTCATAAACGTGCGAGCATTGACAAACGTAGTTGGTTGAATTTCTCGCCTGTCTGCCATGCCCAAATAATCTTTAGAATAGTAAGAACCTTTCTCAGCGAAAACGTCAAGCAAGAGAAAGCCACCTTGAGCAATTTTTTCTGATCTAGTTCTGACGCAATAGCCAAGATCAACCACATTGTCACGACCATCAGTCTCAACGTCTAGAATTACGAATTTTGTTGATTGCATTTTGTTTCCTTTCATCTCAATCATTCTTATAGTTATAAACTAATCTCAGATAATTGCTGTTCTTAGAGCGACACAAAATGTTTCAATATGACCAAAATTGTGCGATTTATCTGTAACATATTCAATGAGTTAGCCCCGGGGTTAAGTGCTTGTAATGATTTCGAAATCAGGATCGTCGTGTAAACTAATCCAGCGATGACCCTCTGGATGATCCACGCATTGAACAAACGCAAAAGGACCAATGCATGATCTGTGCGTTATTGTTTGGATATGATTGCGTTGTTCTTTGATTATAAACCGATTGCCAAAAGCAGCAATGCGATTTTTTCCATGTCTAGATTTGCCTTTTAGTATTAGCATCAGCTTACCTCGTTTAGTGGTCTAGGATCAACCATTTTGACCCCAATCTTTGAAACAGTTTCTCTGACTTCATCATTGTCATCAAACATGATTTTTTTCAAACCATGAAAGCGAACCTTGAAAAGGTCTTGAAGAAGCCTCTTTTTAAATTCACCATCTGGTGTCATATCACCTTCTGGTCTTGAAAGAATGTAAGAGGCACCTAGGGCATGCCTTGATAAAAACTCACGATCTGCCTTTGACAGTGTGCGAGCTGTGCAAATCACAATGTGGTGATGTTTGCGTTTTGCTTTTCTAAAAAGTGAAGCTAGAGGAAGCAAAGTATCTTTAGCAATGTTTGCTGGCGTTGCCAGATCAAACCATTGTTGAAGAATTAACTTGCCATTCTCATCGCGTGGTGTGCGATGCTCGCTGTCAATAACTGTTCCATCTAGGTCGAAAATAAAAACTCGTTTCTTCATTTGTATTCTTTCTCTGTTGTTTATCTTGTATATAGTTATAAACTAAAAAACATATAAAGTCAACAAAAAAATAGCCCCCAACTGCATTTTATTGAGTAGTGTGGTAAATATGTCACACAACCTAAAAAACCAATAAAAACAATGAGTTAGCTGGCCCCCGGGGCCCCGCTAAGTGTTTGTTTATTAAGACCTAATCTGTCAAGGTTTTATTTGCCTTGACCTCGATATAGTTTGTGCGAACGTCGCTTGTGCTTGTTCATGCTCGATGTTTTGAGCGAACCTTTGCGCGCAGCCTGCGATGTTTTCTTAAACATAGGCTCATGGATAGATTTATAGGTATTGAATTTTTTAGCCATTTTTTCCTCGCAATATTAGAAGTGAATAGAGAGGGGACGTTGCTGCCCCCTCTTTTGGTTAGTCTCGCTGAGTGTATTCAATCAGCGAAATCAAACCAGCTTTGGTTGCCCCATTTAGAGGCGTGCAATCAAAACCAACGATTGCTTCCAAAGTATTCAAAAGCTCTTTTTTTGAAGGCTCTTGAGATTTGGTTGAGGATGACACACCCTTTGGGGATGCGACATAGACACCCTCACGAACCAGCTTGGAACGAACAGAACGAACAGATTTATCCATTGCTTCTGCGATTGAGTCCAAACCTGAGTTGCCAAGTTCTTCATACATAGCAACCATTTTTTCAACCATTTCTGAGGTATAGTTGACATTTACCTTTGCATTTGATTCAGCCATAAAATTTCTCCTTTAGGCTCTAGTGATTTGATATGTGTATATTACAACAAAAAAACAAAAAAGTCAAGTCAGTAATTTGACGCATCATAACCTTTCGTGCCAATATTTTGACCTTTCCTCGAGTATGCTTTTTTCGAGCGCACAACCTTAGGGCGAAAACCTCGCAGAGATTTTGCCATTGGATTTGGGTTACTTTTTTTGTTTCTCTGTTTCTTCATCATGTATATAGTTATAAACTAGAAATGCATTTTGTTCTCGCCTACAAACGACCAATAGTGTTCAGATCACGACAAAATGCAAAAAAAAATAATTAAATTGTTTAAGGATTTCAATGACTTAGCCAGCCCCCGGGGACGTGCAAGTATTTGATTTTATTAGATGATTAAACCCTTGACTAGAAGATAAACAGCGCCGCCCCAAATAATGGTATCAGTCGCTACGCTATAGGCTAGATATAGCCCCACAAAAAACTTCTTTGTTGTCATATTAAATTTTCTCCTTTTATGACATAATCACCCATTGAGCCTTGCACTTTTATGTCTTCATATATTCGACATTCAACACAGCGAGAATCGATGAACTCACATTCTTCACAACCTTCAGTAGGATAATGTTCTGCTCTTTCGATTATCTCTTGAGGCTCAGGATACAAATTAGTCTGCATTTGCCCAAGTAGAACGCCCTCGTCATTGAAAAACTGCGAACGAAAACCAAAAGTTTTAGTGATGATCTTTACAAACATTTAATATCTCCTTACTGATTACATATATAGTTATACACCAACAAAACTAGAAAGTCAACAAGAAAATAGGCTGTAACTAGTTTTTTATGACTTGTGTTGCAAATATGTCACACGAGATAAAAAACCCAATAAATTCAAGGACTTAGCCGATTGCGCCCGGTGCCGCCTAAGCGGTTGTTTTTGTTAATATTCTGCCTCTCGTTTAGGAACAACCACATAGGCATCACCATTTTCTTCTATTACCTCATCTTCATATGGTGCAACTAGACGCCTGTATAGTTCTTGTTTACAACATTCAAGCGCGCCCATCATCTCATTGAGATGTGCATAGCGACAACCTTTTTCAAAAATAAAGTTGTCAATAAAAGTTGTGATCACATAGTTGAGATCACCAGCATTTTCTGGTGACCAGTGAGTGCCATCGTTACGCATTTCATCGAGAATCTCAGCACGACGATCTTGTGGAATATAAGGCATTAGTTGTTCTCCTTCTTTTTAGCATCGAGATATTTTTGAATGGCTCGACAAATGCGAATAGCTCTTTTGATGTCAGCACCTGATCTGAAACCTTTGATAACCATTAGGCAGTCTCCTTTTCTTTTTCTGCAACTAGCGAAGCAATGTTTTTTAGTGCTTCAATGTTCATTGCCATCTTGGCACCTTCAACCAGATCATTAGTATCTAGCCAAGTCCAATTTTTGTAGTGAGTAAAAGCAACATCGCTAATATTGTTAGGCTTAATTGTTCTGCATGAACCCACAGCATATACAGGTTTATTAAAACCATACGCCATACCAATTTCAACCAACGCTCCACGCTGTTCCTCACTTTCATCTTCACAATACAGCAACACAAAGTCGCTATCTCTCACATCTTCATAACACAAAGTCCACAGCTGATCTTTTTGATTGGCGACAAACTCGCTATCGTTATCTAGATCAATCCAACGTGCTTTAACAGGAAAGCCATCAGCACGCAGGGCTTGGAATTTTTCATTGTGCCAGACTTTTCCAGCAGTGTAAAAAGTAGTCATTATTTCTTCTCCTTCATAATAGTTTCTGCCATTTTACGAGCTTGCAACCTTGCAAGATGTTTGGCTGGGTTCTTAACCACATTCCCAAACTGATCTCTGTAGGTTGTCGAAGCAATCTTGCGATAAGGTGGATCCCAAGGTGGGGTATCTAAAACAATCTTGAACATTCTTTCTCTTTCTTTCTGTTTATCTTATATATAGTTATACAGCAATTTGAGATAAATGCTGTTCTCTGAACGACCAATAGTGTTCAAATCACAACAAAATGCAAAAAAAAATAAAAAAGATTTCGTTTAAAAACAATGAGTTACCCAGCGCCCGGGGCCCCGCTAAGTGTTTGTTTATTAAGGCATTAAACCAACAAACGCGAAACCCCCAACAACAACATTCACAAATAACAAAGCACGATCACCACGTTCTAGTGCGTGAAAAATCCAACACCCTGCCGCACCTAAAGCTAACAACAGCGCAACATGGATTGGCGCACCAAGTGAGAGCAATGCCATTTGACCAATGACCAAAAGAGAACCAACAATCCCAAACATTATTTTTTGCCTTTAGGTTTAGTCATGAGAGTGACAGTACCTTTTTGCTTTGCAACAAAATTAAAATAGTTACGTCTGCGCAAGGTTTCAGTTGACACACGATGTCTGATGATATGAATTTTCTTAGTCATTATATATAATCTCCATATGAGTCATCATAGACTTCACCAAAGTCAGACCATTCCTGCTCCCAGCTAGGCTGACCATCGTTATCAAGATCGCTTGAAAACCAATCCTCTTTGCGAGTCTCGATCTCTGTTTTGATAGCAGACAGAAGGTCTGCTTTGAAGCCAGAGACTGCTACAGGCTCCAGCGCGATTTGCCAAGCTTCAAGCTGGGCATCAGTGAAAAACTGAATATCGTTGATGTCGAAGTTGATTTCCATTTTTAGTTCCTTTCCTCAGTTTGTATAATAGTTATACACCAGTTTTTTTGATTTGTATGTCCTAGAAGCGACACATACTGTTCAATTTCAATTTTTATTTTAGTGTGTAGTCTCAAACCATGTTTCAATGATTTTAGACTGCGCTCTAAACTGCACCGCACCGCTGCGCATCTCAATCACTACATCACCTGCAAGAATGCTAGCAATAAAGTGATCAGCCACAACGCGCTTACCAATAAACATTTGATTGAACACCACTCGGTTGTCATGCTTAGTGGCGTTTACCATTGCCAGATTTGGCATTTTTTCCTCAATGCGCTTTGCAATTTCGGTCAGTGACCAACCAGCAACCGCTTGCCCGTTTACAGTTACCATCAACGCATCACCGACAACCGCGACTGACTGGCCAGCCTTGTTTATCTTGCCCATGCGGACAGTGCCCGATCCAAAACGCTTAGAAAATTCGGCTGGCTTTATGCCGCGTGAAAAGGCCATGCAAAAAATTGTGGTTGCGCTCTTTGAAGTGTGCACCTTGGCCTCGCAATTGATAGCGGCAAAATCTGCGCCTTTATCGTTGCCGACTATTTCGCCTTGCATTAAAACCTCAAATAATTCACCAGCCGCGCCAGCATGATTGCGGCGGACAGTGTGTGCCTTGCCAGCGATAGCGGCAAAGCGAGCATCTAATTCAGCGAAAGATTTAATCATGTCGATATCTCCTCATTGCTTATATATAGAATATAAGCATTGCCGATCAATAAATCAAGCCCCCAAACGCATTTTTTTCATTTTTTTATTCAATGTTTTCAATAGCTTGTCATTTTTATTTGTTAATGTTTTCAATTAGTTAGTAGAGTAATAATGTTTCGTGCCCCCGGTAGGGTAGGGTAATATAGTTGCGTAGGTAGGGCGGTTATGGGACTTTTGTTTCAATCCGTATCTCGCGCCCACCCTCACGCACTTTACACTGGAATTTTTGAAATTTAGTTAAAAGAGTTGGACATAGGCTAAAGCCTATAGTATAGTATACTTATGTTAGTAGGAGATGGCTATAAAACTAACCATAGTTGTAAAAACTGTGGATATCATTCTCATTGTAATTCTTCTCTTTTTAGAGAAGAGAAAAACTATGACTTAAGTTACCACGTAATAAAAGTATGCGATTGTTGTCGCTGCTCACTGTGTGAAAAAAATGACAAAAACTGAACTTTTAGAGATTCTCGTAAAAGAGCTTCGCTTCATTGACGGTGGTAGAAGTTCTCTTGATACTAAATATGGTCAAGCTCAGCTTGGTCATGATGCTTATCAGTTTACGCATAACGTGCATGAAAATGTTTACCCTAGATATATATTTTTGGAGGAGGTGAATGATTTTCCCATAATTTGTTTGCATGCACTAGAAGAAACGCGTACCCATATCGGAGGAGGAGTAAAATACGGAAATATTTTAATCAACCTTCGGGGGTATGTGTACGACGAAGACGAGGATGATGTTAATGCAAGTGCAGAAGCCTTAATCGATGATATCGATCATGTAATCAGTCTCTTGCCAGCTCGCCATCCTTGTTTTGTAGAATTGAGAGTTTTAGATATTTCAACAGATGAAGGTTTAATGGAACCTCATGGAGTTTTAGAGATGAATCTTTTAGCTACCTATTTAGTAGAAAGTGAATGATTAGAGAATGTTTGAGAATTGGTTTGATGCACTACTCTAGAGCGATTGACAAAGTGGTAAATTTACTAACCAGGCTAGCAAACGTAGAGAAAGATAAAAAATGACACTCTCCTTAATCTTATATCTACTAATGTGTAAACATGCACTAGCAGACTTAGTGCTGCAAAGCCGTCTTTCAGGAGATAAGTTAGATTTAAGAAGTAGCAAAGGCTGGTTACATGCTTTAGACCATGCTGCCCTCTCTGTGCTAGTCTTAATCTTTTTTGTACCTCTTCACTACTCAATTGTTTTAGGCGTGCTAGACTTTGTTCTACACTTTACAATCGACTACTGTAAGACTCTGTGGGTTAGACGCAAGGGCATTAAGTATGAGTCAAAAACTTTTTGGACTATTCAAGGAGTTGACCAAGTAGCCCATTTTAGCTGTTATATGCTTTACACTGCATTGATTGGAGGATTTATTTTTTGACCACCCTCAAAGAAAAGGCTAGAATTTTTTGGATGGTTAAAGGATATCTTCCTGCAGCTAAAATGATTGAAGACAGTTATGATGGATACCTCAGTCGTTTGTGGGGAAACGAAGAAGCCTATCTTCGAGTCGAAGAATTTGAAGACGCTTGGAACAAATATAAAAACACCTTGGAGGACTAAGAATGAGTCAAGATATCAAAGACTTACCTGTAACATATAGCGAGCAATTAAATGAGGCGCTTTCAGCGCCAGCTTTAGATCCAACTCTCTTAGCAGTTGCAAATGATTACCTTGCTGGCACCTCGATCGAAACTTTGTCAGAAACTCACAGTTTGACAATGGACCAAGTAATTGAGATAATAGAAAAAAAGGAAGTTAAGTCTTATATTGATAATATCTATCTTTCACAAGGATACTTGAATCGAATGAAGCGTATGGCAATCATTAACAAAGTGATTGACGAAAAGCTTCAAGAAGGTTTTGAATCTGGAGTGTATACAAAGAAAGATTTACTCGATTGGATGAAACTACTGAACGACATGGAATCAGCTACTCGACCTAAACAACAGGCGGGAGTTGCCGTCCAGATTAATAATAACTACGATTCCTTAATGAAGGATCTGCTTGGAGACAAAAAATAAATGTCCGCAGGAAAATATAATTTCACATGTGAGCAGGGTGCCACATTTGACCGTATCATAACTTATAAAGATTCAGACGGAGTAGCTGTAAATTTATCAAACTATACTGCTAACATGCACATTCGTGAGTATGCTGGAGGGCCGTTGTTGGCCGCATTCTCCTCAAATGCTTCATCAAATGGAGCTTGTATTATCGATGGCACAGTAGAAGCTAGTGAGGATGGAGCGAATGGTAATGTTCGTGTTCTCATGGCTGCAGCAAACACCTCTATTCTTCCCACCAAAAGTTTACGTTACGACTTGGAATTACGTTCTCAAACAGGATATGTCACCAGGCTGATTGAAGGAAAATTCAATGTAGTGCCTGAGATCACTGAGTGAGCCAAGTAACAGTAACCGAATTAACAAATCAAGTAATTATCACCGATCCTAATGGAGGCAGCTCAAAGGTTGTTTCTGTTGGAGTACGCGGTCCTGCAGGTGTTGACGCTGTTGATCTAGTTAACATTGTTCAAGACAATGTATATCGCCACGTCGCAAACGTTGAAGCAAA